AGCATTAAGGCCAGGAAGCAACTCTTTTAATAACTGAGCTCTTGAAATTGCCATGGTTTATTCTCCTTAAATACCAGTACCGTTAGTGTACGCATGAGATTTTGGATTAAATTTAACCAAAACGTCTGTATACGTGTCACCAACAGATGATGTTGTTGAATCTACAAAGTCAATAATCTTAAATGCAAGAGTATCTGTTACAGCGATAGCTGAAGCATCCGCTGCCATTGTAGAATTACCTGTTGTTGTTGAACCAGCTGTAGGATTAACTACAGGAATGTTGATACCTAATGCAGTCTGAGCTAGTGTATCGTCAGCTTGAATTTGGAATACAACATCTGGGTCATCAATAACATATGCCACAGCGTCAGCAGCTACTGTACCAGTAGGCCAATATTGTGAGAATAATTTTTGTTTAGTGTTTGGGTCTGTGTAAGAACATCCAACGAATACACCAACTGTACCAGCTGGGAAAGCGTCAGCGTTTGAACCTACTTCAGATACAATTTCTACTGTACCTGCAGCTACGATTGAAACTACTGAACCGTTATAGATGTTCGCAGCATACCCAGACGCAATTTTTAATTGGCGAGTAGAACCAGCATAAGGCTGACCACCTACCAAATTAACGGCTTTTAGACCGTAAGGTGCGGCTGTTGTTGCCATAATATAATCTCCTTAAAGATATTTGTTTAACCTTTACCAAAAGAAGTTGTAGATTTTTTATCTGAGAATAAAGGCATACGAGGGTCATTTTCTTTCATAAAGCTATTATCAACAGCTTTAGCTTGACCTTCTGCTTTTTGCCTATAATAGGCATTTCTCTGATCTACCATTTCTTGTGGCATTTTACATAAAAGCAATCCACCTACTTCGACAGAATCTTTAAATCTACTGTCAGCGGATGCCGGTAATTGTATTTCTGGGTGCTCTGAATGTTTCACAGGTTCCCAGCCTTCACGCATTTTAGAGGACACATTTAGATTATCAGCATCATTAGCGAGAGAAATTCTAATCCACCTATATGCCCAACCTGGTTGTTTTTTAAACTCTGGAAGAAGTGAAGGGGGAGCCCATTCTCTTTTTCTTGGTTGAGTTTCTTCACGTATTTCTAAATCTCTGTCTAATCTCTTATCCATTTGCGTTCTCCGTTTTTAAAAGTTCTCTTGCATATTGCTCTGGTGTTAACTTAAACTTCTTAGCTAATGCTAATTGTGTTTTAGTTAGTCGTACTTTTTTAGGCGCGGTACTACGCGTAGCCGGAGCAACTACAGTCGAGGGTTTGCGTTGGGCAGGTTTGTCCTCCAACGAATCATCAGATTCCCCAAAGTATTCTGGGAAACGTTTTTGCATCGTCTCATCTATACGACGATAGTAGTCTTCACTAGTCGGGTTTACACCTGACCGTACTAATTTTTCATGCAAGCCCAAAGCCAAGCTGGTCATTTCTTCATCTTGACCAAACCAAGTATTCTTAGACTGCCATTCTAATGCGCGGCTATCTGGCTTTTGAACTTGGATACTATTTTGAGCTAATTGTCCACTATTTTGAGGCGTTTGTAAAGTATTATCTATCTTGTACTGAGGTTTAAGCCCCGCAGCGCTAGATAATTTAAACTGAACGTCGTTTAATCTAGTTTGAGCCTCAATTATTTTATCGGTATCTCCTAGATCATATGCTTCTTTATAATCTCGTTTAGCTACAGCTAAATCAGTTTCATATTTTTCTTTAAGTGTTTTGAGATAATCTTCTTCTCCATAACTTAAAGTTTGTTTTAGTCGTTTATTTTCATCGATAATTCGTTGTGCTATTGCCACAGCTTCTTGTCTTTCACGGTCAGCTGCTTCTTTAGCTCTACGTTCATCGTGCCAAACTTTCTTCATTTGAGCTAGTCGGGCTTTAACTTTGGCAGAATAGTCTTCCAAATTATCATTTTCTAATTCGTCTACTATATCTTTGGGTAGTGGGTCTCGGTTTCGATCTTGTGGAGGAGTGTCATCTTCCTCTTCAATTTCAAACTCAGGTTCTGCTTTAGCTTTTTTAGATTCCTCTTGTTTAGCTTGTGCAGCTTCTTCGTAATCCTGCTTATCCTCTTTAGACATTACTTCTACTTCCGTAGTCTCGTCCTCAAATTCTGCAGGTATTTCATTTACAATCTTTACCATACTTCTTCTCCTTATGCGCGTTCGTATCCACGTGGGTCATCGACCACTGCTTCTACGGTATCGTCGTTAATAATGCGAAACTCTCTACCATGTATTTTGATACGAGTTCCAGAATATGCTCTAGTGATTACGAAGTCTCCTTCTTTGCACCAAGGCCCTGTAGGAAATCTGTCTTTGTCTGCGTAAGCCATATCTCCTAATTTCATAACAAATAAAACTACAGTTGAATGTTCTTCAATATGTTTTGTTTTGTCTGCTTTGATAATTCCACTTTCAAATTTATCATCAACTTGAGGCAGAGCACACAAAATGCGATAGCCTTTAACATCTGGTAATTGAGTGGGTTTTTGTTCTTGTTTTGGTTCTTCAGTGGCGACTTTCTTGCCTTTGAAATCTACAATAGTTTTATTTGGTGTAATAATATTACTCATCATCCTCCTCCATATTTTTTGCAAATTCTGCAATATGTCTTTGAGCAATCATAAGCCCTCGAACTATGCCTGCACTATGTTGATAATGAGCAAAATCTGTTGCTACGCCATCACCTAAATTTTCTAAAATTACCTTGCGTTCCTCCTCTAACCTCTCGGATAGAAGTTTTAACGTTCCGTCTAACATATGTTAGTCCTTTCTTTGTTTACTAATTGTTGTTTTTGCTAGATCTGTTTCTAGTTTCTTTTCTTGCATTACTGCCTCCATGCCTAATCGAGCACCCTGGCGTAATTCTTCTGCATCAAGTTTTTGTTTTTCAATCGCTGCTCTTGCGCCTAACTCAGCTCCAGCAATTTTTTCTTGTGACTCAATGCGCATTCTGTCCACTTCAATTCGAGCTTTGTCCAATTCAATGTCTGCCATTGTTTTCTGAGCTTTAGTTTGAATCTCCATTTCTTTAAGCTGTAATTCTTTTTGTTGCATTTGAATTAACGGATCTTGAGCTTGAGCTTGTTGTTGCATCATCTGAGCTTCAGCTACATCTTTGCGTAATAATTTCTTAGCCGCTTCAGAAGCAAGACGAGATATTTCAACTTCGTACTCTTTAGGAATTTCATTCTCTTCATCCACTGTCGGTAAGTCAACTCCAAGTTGTTCTTCCATTTGTTTCTTATATTCAAATGCTAAGTGTTCTGCAATATGAGCTTCCATTGCCGAGAACATTGCCATTGCTTGAGGATTTTGTCCTACCATTTGTTTAATCTTAGGATCATCTCTAAACGACATGTGTGTTGTAATGTGAGCTTCATGATCTTGATATGCAAATGCTTTTACTGGTTTCATATTTATAATGTTCATGTTCTCAGTAACTGGATCTGCTGGTTTAACATCTTTATCGCTCGGTATTAACTTCTCTGCATTCTTAATACCTAATACATCTAACATCTGTCTATTGAGTTCTACTAAGTCAAATATCTGTGGATTTGCTGCAGCCATTTGCATAACTGCTTGATATTGCACAACTTTCTGTGACATTGTTGCTGCGTTTGGATCAGATACAGGGATTACATCAACTGAATCGTAGTCTGATTTTTTAATGCCTGGTGTACCGTCAATCGGATCATAAGTATATTCGTCGTCGGTATAATCACGAATAATTGATTTTAATAATCTAAACTCTTGTCTCATTGCGTAATGAATACGAGCTTGTACGGCTGACATCACTTTAAGAGTTCTTTCTAATATAGCAAGTGTAGTTCCAACAGGAGCATTAGCTGACATGTCAGATACTTTTAAATCTGCAGCAGAAGCAAATCGTCTACCTTCTTCAATGATTTGATTCATTAACTGATTGAGAACTTGTGACGGTTCTTTATAAGGCAGAGGCATAATGTTGTCTCTGATTGTGCCAGACGGTACATCTACATCACGGAACTCAGCTGGAGCGATGGGTGTATCATCTCCTTTAATTCTTAAGCCTCGTGCTTTAAATCCGCCGGGTAAATTAGAAAGTGTACCTGCGTCAACAAGCTGACGTAATAACATTGTTCCTGATTTTGCAAATGCTCCTATTAAATGAATTAAACCAAAATGATAGAATCCAAAACCTGGTATATATCCGTAATGAACAAAGTGCTGACGTTTTTGTTTTGTATCGTCGTCAGGATTCCAGTTACGTCTAATTGCTAAAATAGTTTGAGTTGATCTTTCAATTGTTACAACGTACGGTAATGCAATACCAGTTTTTTCTCCGTCGTCTTCGTCTTCATATCCTTCTAAATCTAAGTCAACGTGCATCTCAAGAAGTTTGAATCTATTATCTGTGGTTGCATTGAATCCCATCTTCTCTGCAATTTTCTTTTCAACTTCTTCTAAGTCATGAGAAGGTTCACCTAGTTCAACATCACGATAGAATCCAGCGACTTGTAATTTTCTTAATTCGTTTCCTGTCTTACGCATGACGTGGGTTACACGCTCTGCTGTTGCTAATGATGAAGCACCATAAGGTACAACTAAATCTTCAGCAGGAATATACATAGAGACTTGACGCTCTAAGTTAGGATCATAATAAACTTTTTTAAATGCATTACCTGCTAAGCCTAAGCCCCATAACATTCTTTCATGTTCAGGTCTATACTCAACCATCTTCTCAGTTAATTGAAAGTTCATGTCATCTTGAACACGTTGAGCCGCATCAATCTTTTCTTCAGTTTCTTTTCCAATGATTTGAGTTTTTACAGGACCCGCTGCAGGAAATGTTTCGGTCATTGTTTCTGCTTGAAACTTAACTAGAGTTTCTGTTAAGAGTGGGTGGAATACATTACAAGCTCCTTCCCAGGGTTCGGTACGATCTTCTAGTTTCATACCTAATAATTCTAAGCCGTCTACATAAGTATCAAGCCAATCACGGCGAGCAGATAAGTCTCCTTCGTAATCTTCTATCAAGTCACTTGCTAAGTTTTGAAGTAAGTCATCATTCATTTCCTCAGCTAAGTTGTCATTGAATCCGTCATCCATTTCGTCAGGATCAATCTCAATTTCAAGACCACCCATTTTAATGCTAACTTCTTCTGGGTCTTCTATCTCAATTTCAAGATCAGGTTCACCGAGCATAGATGCTAAATCTTTTTCAGTTAAGCCTTGAGGTGCTTGTGATAATCCTTTATCTATGTCATTTGCTGCCATAATTATTTCCTAAAAAGTTTTCTAATTTGTATTTCTACCAAATTTATTAGTATTAAAAGCACTAAATTTGTAGCCCTTACAATTTTCCATAAGAATCTTACTACTTTTACGATGTCTAGATACCAATTAAACAGCATATAACCTCTTATGTCCTGAGCTTCTAAATCCAGGTATTTCATCTTCTTCATCACTAGGCAGTCTAATAAACCCACCTTGTCTAAACCGCATTAACGCTAACGTTGTAGCATCAACTAAGTCATCGTTAGCTCCACTAGGAAAGTCGTTACATTCTTCTATAACATCGTGAGCCCATCGTCTGTCGGGTGCCCACACAATCCCTGACCTAAATAAATCTGATATAGCATTGACTCGACTAATTTTATCTTGCCCTTTGCCAGGTGTAAATTCTCCAACGGGAATACCCATACGTCTGAACTCTTGGTAAAGTGCAGCCCCGTTAGATTTCTTTTCCACAATGAAAGCATCAGGTTCCCAATCTTTATATTCTTCTATGCAAAGTTGCTTTAACTCTGGGAATTCTAGTCGGCGTTTTATTGCGTTAAGTAGTATTATATTATAATTATTGGTTTCTTCGTTAAAAAATACGCCCCATATGGTTAAAGCATTATAATCTGCCCTATTATTAGCTTCTTGGGCAGCGTCAAGAGTCATAATAGTAAACTCGCACATCGGTGGATCTTCTTTCTCCCACATATTCCACCACTCTCTTTTTATCAATGCGCCTTCTTCTGATACTGGGTTCTGCATATACTGAGCATTCCAATACCGTACATCTAATGCTGCTCGACGAGACCTTAATTCTTCTAACGGCCAGAACTCAGGCCATAGGGGAACTTCTTCACCCTGTTTGTTTTCTAATATAGCAGGAAACTCTACTACTTCCCAGTTATCAACCTCGTCATTCTTCACCATCTGGTTTACAATTTGTCCTGTGAGGTCGAGCTTAGACCATCTGGTCATAACGACAATGATTGCTCCTCCAGGCATGAGACGCTGCAAGGGACCCGATTGAAACCATTCCCATGCGGGTAAGAAGACGTCTGGTTTTCCAAGCTTTGCATCTTGTTCTGAGTGGGGGTCGTCGATGATAAAGAGGTCAGCCCCACGTCCAGCAAGAGCGCCGCCAACACCAATGGCAAAATACTCACCATTAAAGTTAGTACCCCAACGAGAAGCCGACTTCGAATCTGCTTGAAGTTCCACTTGTGGAAACACATCTTTATATGCGTCCGAACCCACAAGGTTACGCACTCGACGACCGAAATTAACTGCAAGGTCAGCTGTATGAGATGCCATAATAACCTTCTTTGCCGGGTGTTTACCCAAAAACCACGCGGGCGCGAGGTACGAGATGAGTTCGCTCTTTCCATGTCGAGGAGCAATATTAACAATAATTCGTTTCTTTTTGCCTGTAGCGATGTCTTCAAAGAGTTGAGCCAGCTTTCTATGGTGTTCTCCTATAATATAGTCTGGGTATACATGTTTAATAAAATCTAAAAAGTGATCTTTCCCTTGGTTCTGTATTAACTCTTTTCTATACTGAGTTAACATGTCTAGATGTTTCATCTTATCTTCATCTGACATTGTAGGAAGAGCGCGTTCTAATAACGCTAAGTCTTCAGGACTAATCATCGTCTTCCTCTTCGACTTCTTTTTCTTCGATTAA